GTTTCCCGGCGCGCCTCAAAAAAGACCCGGGGGCTATGCGATCGCGCTTACCGCTATTACATCGATGGCAGGCCGGGACGCAGTTATCCTCAGAGCTTATTCCGCCCTTACTTATCGGAATTATGTGGTCGATTGTCGTAGCTTCTTGGCCGCAGTAATAGCAGTTATTATCCATTGCTAATATCTTCGCTCTTAGCTTCTTGTAATGCGTCTTGTCATACTCTCTAGCCATTAATGCCAGCCCTTCTTGTTTAAATGTTTTAACGCTTTACAAGCTGATCCATTGTATCTGTGATCTAGGTAGCGCATATGCCAACGCACTTGAGCTCTTGGGCTGAGTGTGCGCACATTGTCATTACGCATTTGTGCTAACCCATAATGAGAACCATTACGAGCGCTGGGATTGAATGTGCTCTCTCGCCATATCAATTCCACCCAGCATTGGGCTTCTTGTAAATCACCTAAATGATTCATCGCTACTAAAGCCCAGTCTTGTTGAGCTCTAGTTAAAGGATAAGCATTTGAGTTAGATATATTTATTGGATTTATTGCGAGGCCTAGCATTACTGATAGGCATAGCCCTACCCTAAACACTCCGCGTAGGGCTGCCTCAGCGCCCCGCGACGCAGGTAGTGTAATGGGTCTGTCAAGTCTATTCAAGTTCCAACACCTTTCTAGCCTCGATGGAATTACTTACCAGCGCCTCTCTTAACTTTTCCCTTCCATCACTATGGAATTTAGTAGTCAAGTAAGGCTCTTTAACCTCTCTAGCTAGGAAGTCAATGTGCTCACCATTCCAGTCAATAATTAGATTTATATCAACATATTTAAAAGCTTTTTCAATTATCCGCTCGACTGACGATTCCCTTACCGCTTTAACGATCTCATCTGGGCAGTTAATCTGTACCCATTCAATCCATCGCTTTTCGTTCGTAATAACTAATTTTTCTTTAGGCTTTGTAGTCAGGACATAAGCCACCACATCATCGCCTAACTCAGCCTTGACCCGATCAGCCCCGAGGCTATCCATCTCCTCTTGGAGCTCAGCTCGCAACTTGTCCTTCATCTTCTTGGCTTCGTCGGCTATTAGGCTTACTGCCGCTAGATTCAGGCTCTTTTCCTTAATTGACATTTTTCTCCCTTATGTATAGGTCAATTGCTTCTTTAACTGCTCCACTTCCATTAAATAAATCAACTACCTCATCGCCTAGCTCATAGCCCATTAAATCCAATACCCAGTAAGTCCAACCGGATGGTTTAGCGCCCAGAAATCCGGTTCTTGGGGCAGGAGCTATGAAGTAATCCCTAGTTCTTGTGCCTCGATAAGTGCTGCGCCTCGATTTATGAAGCTTTAATAAAACCGGCTCGAAGCCATTTCTTATTCGGCTACCAGATGGGACACTAGTAGTTTTGACCCAAGCGCAAACGCGGTAATCGCTAGACGATCCGGTTTCGCACCAATTTAGATACATTGAAAGATTGTGACTACTCATCGCAATCACCCAAGAATCGAATTGCTCGTTTAATTGTTCAACGAGTTCTTGGTGTGCTTCTTTTGTATCCCATTTAGCGGCCTCAGGATGATAATCAGGTTTATAAATACGCCTATTACCTCCTCCGCCGCCACTTCCGCTTCCATAATATCTATTCGCTCTCCCGTAATATGGAGGATCTGCGATCCCTAGCTTCATTTCTTTTCCTCTCCCGATATAGTCTCATCTCTAAGGACTCTAGGCTTATCCCACAATCCTTAGCGATGAATTCCTTACTAAATCCCCACTCCATTAGTTGATGGATATACCTAAGTGAGTGGGGTTTGTTTGTCATTTGGACTTGCCAGCCCATCCATCACCTTTGAAGATGACATTTACGCTGGCGAATTGCTTCTCCATTGGCATTTGGCAATCCGAACACCAAATCTGGTGGTTGGAATAGACGCTAAAAGTCTGTTCGACTGTTATTTGACATTTAAGACACTTAAACTCATAGGTAGGCAATATCATCCACCTCTAAATCGGTATGGCCTGTAAAGACCCTGCGCTTAATTGTCTCAGACCCATCTGCTATTCGGCATATCCGGCATTTAGCCGCCTTCATCTTGTAATTGCCACATTGAGAGCAGCGAGTTATGTCATCCTCTTTATTTGCTAACCGCTCGGATGGATAGATAATCCGCATCTCGAAGCATCGCTGGCACTCGACCAGCCACACTTCCGGTGGCGCTTCAGGCACTTCTTGGCACTCATAAGTCCGAATGAGCCTATGAGGAGTAGATGCCTTACAAGATGAGCACTTGAAGGGATGGATGTCTAAATTCACTTCTTAAACACCCATTTGCCATCTGAGTCAATCTTCATCCATTTCGCTGGGCATTGAGCCTCTCGGTCTCTTGATGGGCAGACCCAGCCTCGATACTCGTTGCCATCCTTAACGCCATTCTTAAGCACCATCGCGCCGTGATTACAAATTGGCACTTCATCGGCTATCTCAGCGCCTAGCTGTTCTACCAAATAATCGATATTGTGATGGATTGGCGCAGGATCTTCTGGCCTTTGCTCTTTAACGAATTCGGCTAGTTTCTTGCTTGTCGTTTCGATTGGCTTGTTGTGTGATTGGTAGGGCTTTGGGTTTGGCTTAGCAAAGTACCCGGCTAGGTTAAGTGCGCGACCTAAAGATCCGGTCTCCGCTAGTTCCATAGCATATTGCTTAGCCTTTGATTCGGTCGATAGACCGGTAGCGAATGGATGAGCATCGGCTTCAGTTCTCCAAAGCTCTGTTTTAACAATATAAACATCGCACTCTTTAGCCAATGATTCGGCTAAACAATGAGTCTTTATTCTGTAATCAGGATAATCCTTGATAAAAGCCTTTAGGCGATCTTGAACTCCGACATAATCATCTAGGTAATTCGACATTGATCATCTCCCTCTGCGCTGTATCTTTTAGCGCGTCTTGTAATTGTTCTTTTAATGAATAGAAAGTGCCGTCCGGCCAGTTCTGTATGTCAGCGGCGCACTCAAGGCAGTAAAATCTAGTCACACCTTTGCGCTTAGGATGCTCGCTTACAATCTTCCAATAGGCAGGTTTGCGAGCTAGTTGATGAAGTTCTCCACCGCGACTTAAGTGAGCGTATCTTTGCTTACAATAATCGCAGTATTGATTTAGATTGCTATTCCTCAGAAGAGCCAAAGTCGCTCCAATCGGTAAATCTGGTTCTGGCCAGAATAGCTGCGTATCCAATGAGATCGAGATACGAATCCTCGCGTCCCGGACTTTCCACCATTCGGCTGAGTTTTGTCGCGATAAACACCAATGCCAAGTCAGCTGGGTCTCTGAGCTGAATACCGAGGGCGCGACATAATTTGTAAATGCGTAATAAGTTGTCCCTCGGATCACCATACTCGAATCCCCGGTCGTTAAGAGTTGATTGGGCTTCTTCAATCCATTCATTAAGCCCTCGATCCGATAGTTCGTCCATCTTTATAGCCCCTCTCGTAGCCAAGATTGAAGGCTTTAGCTTCCCGATTTTCTGCCCATATCATTAGCGACCAAGTTATCGCTGTTGGTATGGCAATCATTAGGAAAAGTAGCTGGTTATCTGACATCTGCGCTCACCCCATAGGTATCTAGGAAGTAAGCCGATATTTCAGCTCTTGAAAGACGGCCTCGGGTTGATCCCTTACGGCCTAACTTTTCGACTGCGTATCGCCGGATAATTGAGCCTTTGACGAAATTTGTGCCATCCGTCCAAGCCCCGGCTTGAGTGTTAAATTGAATTACTGCCGGTTTATTTATCATTTGCTCCCTAATCTCTAAACCCCTAAATGGATTTAGGTAAATAGATTAAGGCTCTAAATGGATTTAGACAAGTAGCAAGCGGGAGTGTCGGACATCTAAGAAGCCGACGAATTTATCTATCTTCTTAGCCCCGGCGAAGTCGGTCTTGTCTGGAAGGCGCATTAAAGCCCATTCTGGGGCTTCTAAAGCCCCTAAGTCCCACTCGTATATACCTTTAGGTGTCGAGCTGATATAAAGCGTCCTAGCGCCCGTTCTAGCCCTTATTTCGGCCAGATAATCCCACTTCTTCTTTTCAATCAACAAGGTGGGGTAATGGGTGCGTCGGCACTTCATCTCAATATAAGAATCGCTAGTGATGCCGTCGTGGCGGTCGGTCGGTGAGACTGGCGTTAAGTCCGGATAAACCGACTTTAGCGCCTCAAAGAGTTCCACCTCGCGAAGGTAAATTAGTCGTCCTCTTCCCAATCATCGAGCGGATTCTTTATTGGGTCGCTCGGATCAACAATCCAATCGGGATACGAACTTCTATCCATCGCAAAGGCTAAAGCTGTGCCTTCGTCCATTCCGGCTTTCCGGCAAGCGTCATAAACTTCTTTGGCAGCAATAGCCCAGAAATCCAGTTTTGTAAGAATTGGCTCCTTCGTCGTTTTGCGACGTTTAGCCACCTTCTTGACTGGCTTCTTAACGCGTTTTCTTGTTGCCATTTCTAGCCACCTTTGCTGAGAGGGCTAATTCTAACTGAGACTCCATCTTGTCGAGGCGCGACACAATGGGAATGTTCTCAAGTTTGATGATGTATCTCAGTCCGGCGATAAGTAAGCCGATTGATCCGAGAACGCTGGCGATAGTCGCGGCGAGTTCGGAGGCTGCCATTATTTGATTTTGCCGTAACGCTCGTAATTGGGGTTAAGCCAGTTAATCACGGAAGGCAATACACTCACAAGTGCCGCATTGAGAATGTAATCGGGTTGAAGTCCTACTGAGAGGTATGTCGAGAGAGCCGTCGCGACGAATGTTTTCGCCCACGTTCCCGCCATCAGTTTCAATTCTGCCATTTTGTCTGTCTCCTTCGAGGTCGAACCAGCTGCCGTCTTTGTCTCCCAAAGTTGTAAAACTGATATGAAAGTGATGCCGGTGAGGATTGATGCCTTTGTATTTGCGCCACTTCCAATTTAGAATGGGCGAAGCAATACGGCCATCGAAGATCAAATATTTAATTCGCTTGTCGCCTCGCTTGGCGCATTTGCGAATCTTCTCCACAAGGGCATAGGCCTCTTCTTTGTGAGCGCCAAGATCAGCATCTAAATCTAATGCGCGGACAATCCCGTTCTTGTCGGGGTTATGGTCTGACTTACGAGCTGAGTGCCGAGTGTCGCCAATCCAGCCATCGCTTTTGCGGTCGCGATCCATATACATATCGTCCACTTGCTCGCGCAATTGG